GAGGGATGCTGGATAGCATCAACCGCACCCTGCTACAAATCAAGTGGCTAGTTGTGGGCGGTGCTGTTGTTTATTGGGGGCAGACTATGGGACTGTTCTCAGCCCTCAAATTACTAGGAGTGTGATATGCTTGAACAATTAATAGCCCCTGTGACAGGATTGCTAGATAAGTTTATTCCCGATGCTGACACAAAGCAAAAGATAGCACATGAAATTGCTACGATGTCGGAGAAACACGGACAGCAAATCGCTCTAGCTCAAATCGAAGTAAATAAACAAGAAGCCAAAGGGAATTGGTTTCAATCTTCGTGGAGACCCGCTACTGCGTGGGTATGTGTGTTAGGGTTTGCTGTTAACTTCCTTATTAGTCCACTTGCAGCACCCTTTGGTGTTGTAGTACCGCAAGCAGATACATCAACCATGTTGCCTGTACTAATGGGTATGCTTGGTCTTGGTGGTTTACGTACAATGGAAAAAGTTAGAGGAGTTAATAAGTGATATATTTTGACATAAGTGAATTTGATTGCAGTTTTACAGGTAACAACGAGATGAACGAGGAGTTTCTAGAAAAACTAGACGCTCTTCGGGAGGCTTGTGCTTTCCCTTTTACAATTACAAGTGGTTATCGAGACCCCGAAGGACATCCTATCGAGGCTAAGAAACAAAAAGCTGGCACTCATGCACAAGGCATAGCTGCCGACATACAAGTAGTTAACGGTGTACAGAAATATAAGATCATTGAGGAAGCTATTAAGTTAGGCTTCAATGGCATAGGCGTTGCTAAGACGTTTATCCATGTTGATCTTAGACAATCTTA